CGCGTTCAAAAAAGTCCTTATGCTTCATTAGGTACTCCCTATCTAAGATTATTGTACTTCGTAGGGTTGACAAGTGGGATATGAGTATAAGAAATGAAAGGATGTATAAGGGGAATTCGCTTAAATCTTGAGGTGGAAAATCCTGCGTGCTATCAAAACCAAGTGAAGTAATATCTGCAACAAATGGATTTAATAAGCTATCTTTGTATGCTATAGCTCTGTATACTCTAAGCAGGTCTGATTTGAGGAGATATACATTATTTTGAGGTTTTGATTGTGCTAATTCTATGATACTTGCTATTCGGAAATATAGGCTAGATATGGTAATCATAAATGCTGTCATTACTGCCTGCACAGCAATAGCAAAGAATGAGCTCGAGATATTTAGATTTAATACGTTATATGATTTGCGATTGCCCTCAAAGATCTGAAAGACAAGAAAGAATATGAATACGAGTATAGCAGTGCCTGTCTTGCTTATATCGTCCATTGTTTGGGTAGCTAACGCTACTAGCTCATCTGCATTATTCATATTGCAATATATGCATCCTGCCAGATATCTACCTAAAAAGACAGCATCTTACGCCTCACCCATAGCCTAATCCTATCCTAAACGAATTGTATCCCCCATTAGCCTAGATCGACCACCTAAAATTCGGCTTATACTCGCCGCCATCCTTTCGCAAGTGGTTATAGGCATCACCCCATGCATACACGTTGGTACTAGCCTCATCACGCCCTATGATTTGAGGCAACGGACACAGATAGGTGCCGTTCGCCCATTTAGCCAGGTCCGCTCTGGCATTGTCATACCTGACACCACGGCTTTGAGGGATGTTGGTCGGCATGACTTGCGTATACAACTCAAACAACAAGAGGTCAATGATGATACGGGTCAGCATCGGGTTGACCGGCACAGCGGCAAAGGCAGTCACAAGATCATACCTATGTCCTAAAACAGACCGAACATGCTCAATGGCAGTTTGTTCGGCTTGCTCAAGGGCAGGGTAGGTGACTAAATCATCTTCATTGACGATTTGATCTTGATTGAGGCGAACGAAATCATCCTCACCGGCTAAAGCCTTGACTTGGTCAATGGTAACAGCTTGCATGGGTTATTTATCCTTCACACAGTAGGTACACCCTATGTTCAGTAAATAAATACAACATGGCACGGACATTTGACCAACAAAACAGAAGGCGAAAGTGCTTATGTCCAATATGTTCAAATCGGCAAAAACTTAACGACACAAGGTCAAGACAAGCATCAGACATAACAGAGGCAACGGTATATCAGCCCCTATGTTCAGTAAATAAATCCAATCGGGTGTATGGGCGCACCTAATAAATAGGTGATGGATCCATTAAAAGATTTGAGACGCTTAGAGCAAGAAATACAACGCCAGTTGCCTCGCCTCGCTCACGACATGGCTGAACATGCTCAAGCATTCTTTGAGGAATCTTTCGACCGCCAAGGCTTCACAGACAAATCAACTGAAAAGTGGGAGCCCCGCAAAAGCAAAGGTCATTCAAAGTTTGCTCATGAGCCAATACTCGAGCGAAGCGGTCGACTCAGGAACTCATTTAGGATCATCCGCCAGGGTGCCGCTACGTTCACTTTGGTCAACGATGCGCCCTATGCAAAATATCTGAATGAAGGAACGGCAGACATGCCAGCGAGACCATTTATGGGCGACTCACACCGGCTCCAGCAAGAACTCAAGGCACTCGTGATCAAGAAGATCATGGATAAATAATCCATGCCATCGACCGCAGCCACGCCCATCAAACGACTTCTCGAGGATCTAAGCGAAACGATCAAGACCAAGGTGCCAGCTATTAAGGATGTTTGGCTGTATAACGCCACGTCCGATGCACAAGGTGACGGTCATGCCACGTTATACCCGGCTGTATTTATTGAGTTCGAGACCGAAACGGATACGATGCCAACCAGTGTTCAGCGAAAGACTGTAAACTTAACCTTGCATGTAATCCAAAAGGATGTAAAATCACATCACCTTGATCGTGTTGATTTACCTGAAAACTTGGCGCTTGCGCTAACGAACGATGATTTATTCGGTACTCTTTGTGAGGGATTAGTTGACAAAGGATTCATGGCTGCCACGAGGTACACCAATCTTGTTGATGACCGCATACGCATGACCGCATATTACATAGCCAACAACGAGTTTGAATACACCGAAGCCGATGCAGTTGCAAATGTGGAAGGTGTGTACGTGACGCTTGAGGATATTCAACCGGATTTGAGTGACTTTTTACAGGCTTATAAATTTCCAGGTTTTTGATGGGAGTTCCGTCATGGATGGGCAATCCGCATGCGCGGATAAATAATCCATGATTTACACCATTGATTGTGTCGGAGTCATCACTGATGCACTAAGTCAGTATGTACGCGACCAAATTCAAGCCGCCAACCGCCAGCCGGATTGCGAAGGCATCATTCTGAAGATTAACAGCATTGGAGGGTCGCTTATTGCTGCATATAACATCATTGAGGCAATTAGTGCAAGCGCCAAGCAAGTGACTACGGTCAACTATTTCGCTTGCTTTTCAGCAGCTTCATTGATATGGCTGCATGGCTCACAGCGCCTAGCCATGCCCGAATCGCTTTGGCTTTTCCACGTCGCCAGCTACGGAGACGGCTCGGAACCTGATGAGCTACTCGACCGAATGAATGAGTCGATGATGCTGACGTACGCTCGCGCCACCGGCAAGTCAATTGATACACTCGAAAGCCAATGGTTTGACGATGGTGACTTGATAATGACCCTGGTTGACGCACAACGAGAGGGTATTGTCGATGGCATATACATGCCGGATGAGTGTGAATCCACCACCGATGCTGAATGCACTATGCGTAATGATGAGGTGGTTGCAGAGGCAAAAAAAATAGTCGCACAAGCTATGACGAACAAAGAAAAAGCTAACGCCCAGGTCGATGACCTCGAGGCTGCCAACAACGAGGTCATTGATGCCTCACATGAAGAGAATGAGATCACAGATAATGTCGAAGAAATCGATAGTGATTCTGATCTTAACGAGGATGAGATCGAAGAAAAGATCGAGTATGTAACAGCTAAGCAATATCACGAGGTGGTTGCGCAGGTGGCAGAACTCAAATCAATTATTGATGCTATGACTGCCAAGCCAGCGGCTAAGACAAATACCAAGGTGAGTCCAATTGACATCAATGCCATGTTATCAGACCATAAGTCAAATGATCCAAAAACTACATGGTCGATACGTGATTGGGAAATGAAGGATCCTCAAGGCTTGCTCGCCATTAAGCGTCAGTCGCCGGAAATGTATCGAATGATGTTTGATGCGTTTTATCGAAAATAATGTGCATCAGATAAAGAGAAAAAAGTTTTGATAAATAAAACAAAACCACAAACATGGCAATTTCAACAAGCGCTCTCGAATTGCAAGAAATATTCGCGAGCCAAATCCAGCAAGTATTAAAGGATGACAACTCTTTCGCATCCTACTCAAAAGATCACAGCGAATTTACTATTGGTAAGGTCGTTCACCTACCCCAGGCAGGTCCAGGCAACAACGTAAAACGTAACCGTACCTCGCTACCTGCCACGTCTGTGCAGCGTACGGATGCAGAGCTGACGTATACGCTTCAATCGTACTCGATTGACCCTACGCCTATTTCCGATCTTGAGACCTATGCCATCTCTTACAACAAGCGAGCATCCGTTATAGATGGTCAAATGCGTCAGATAATGGACGTGTATCACAAGGATCTCTTGCGTTCCTGGTCCAGCACTGCCACCGCCTTTTTCACCAGCGGCAGCGCATCCACAGACCTAGCGCCGGGCGCAACTGGTACTCGTAAGGCTGTCACGATTAGCGACATTCGCAGGCTGCAAGCCGCGATGGACCTTGACAACATCCCTGAAGAGGGTCGCGTCCTGCTACTCGAGCCTCGCATGTATCAGCAGCTCGTTAGCGATCCCAATGTGGCACAGATGTTCCAGTTTGGCACCAGCGTTACCCCAACCGGTAAGGTGACCGAGGTGGCTGGCTTCACGATCATGAAGAAAGCCTCGACCGCTGTATTCAGCGCCACAGCTAGCGCCGTACGTGCTTATGATGATACTGGCATCCTCACCGGCACCGCTGTGACAGATAGCCTGAGCGCCCTGGCATGGCACCCCGAGTTCGTATCACGGGCTCTTTCGCCTGTCAACGTACACGTACAAGAGGTAGCAGCCGACTGGTATGGACCGATTGTGTCTGCTAACCTATTTGGCGGCGGTGCACAGATTTATACTAAAGGTGTGTACGCTCTTGTGCAGGGTACCTAAGAAAGATAGCAGGTGCCGGTTAGTGTTTGCTGATAATCACCACTAACAATACGGATCCGAAAATCAAGGATTTCATCTCGTTATAAATTTTAAAAAGAGCCTCGCCAACGCGGGGCTTTTTTATTGCTGAAAGGTGCGCATGGGTCGGGGATAAATAATCCAACACATAACCATGCTACCAAACATAAATCTCATCGTTGGTGATTCAAACCTTGGCAGGCAATTGCAAGGCAGGGATTATTACAGCGGTCTTGTCATTTACAGCAATGAGCCTGCATTTACACCAATGCAAATAGGCTCTCTAGCTGAAGCCAAAGCAAATGGAATTGGCACCGCGTCAAATCCACTTGCCTATAAGTTGGTCAAGGATTATTTCGACCTTAACAACAACGGGCTTTTGTTCGTAGCGGGTCACACCGCCAGCGCGGTGCCTGATTTCGCTGAAGTGGCAGCACTTCAGACCTATGCCGGCAATGAGGTGAGGATCATGGCAGTCCACACGACCGCCACCTACTCGACCTCAATGGATACCACGCTGCAACAGACGCTGGTGAGCATGGATGCATACGACGGGTATTCGGTCGGTCTCATTAGTGCCAAGTACACCGGGTCTTATTCGGCGATGCCCAACCGCCGACTAACCAACCCCAAGGTGGCATGCGTGTACGCGAAGGATGAGGCAGGCTTTGCCGTCGGCAAGGTGCTTGGCAGGCTATCTACCCTGCCCATCAGTGAGGCGATCAATAGCGTAGCACTTGGCGACCTTACAGTCGGTGCTAGCGAGGTTAAGTACCTAGGTGATGGGACTGACATCAATTCGGTTGCGCCCTCATCTCTTGAGGCACTTGTCAACAAAGGTTACCTCGTACCCCGTCGCTTCAGTGGCTATGCTGGTACCCGGATCGCCCTTGATGTGACTGGTATCATCGAGTCGAATGACTTCTCGACCCTGGCGGCTAACCGGATCATGGACAAGGCGAAGCGAGTGATCAAAGTCGCCTTGTTGCCAAAGCTATCCTCTAAAGTACGACTCAATTCAGCAGGTCAACTACGAGCTGACACCATCGCTGACTTCGTTCTTGTGGTGCGCCAAGCCCTACGCGGCATGGTCAATGATGACGATCTCGCTGACTTCAGTGTGGTGATTCCGGCGAATCAGAATATTCTCCAAACGGGTGTATTAAATATCAACGTGGGACTGCTGATGAACGGTATCGCTAACCAAATAAACGTCAACCTTGGCTTTGTGTTGAAGGTGTCTGCTTAAAATATTGATAAATAAGAAATGGCAAAACAACTATTAAGCAACGGTCGAGCATACTCGCTGCCTAACGCAACGCTATCGGGCAATGGTGTCATCTTCACCGATTTTGACTCGATCAGCTACAAGACTGGCGGTGGTAAATGGGAATATCAACTTGGCAGCAACGGCGTTCCCGTTTCAGCAAGTAAGACCTTCGATGTCATTGAAGGTGAGATCGTGGCACACGCTGAAATGATCGCCAAGCTTCAATCATCCTCGAGTACGGGTAAGATCAGTGACCTGTCACCGATGAACTGGACACTGACCTTTTTCAGCGGACCAATCGAGCAAAAGGTGAGCCTCATCGGCTGCCTCATGGATGAGCCTCAACTCCAATTCAGCAAAGATCAAGCCTTTACAACCGGCACCATCAGTATGAAGATCGCCACAGTCGAATGGAATGATCGGGATGAGTCACCTGTTTAAATGATTACCCATGCATTGTTGGGAGACACTGCATGGTTGATTCATACACAAGAGCCCGTGGCATCACTGCCACGGGTTTCTTTTTTGCCGATAAATAATGAGTATGATCAAGCACTATTTACCACCCATTCACATCACCATGCCATCGGGTGATGTCGAGACGTTCCATTTTAAGCGACCCTCACTTGCAACAATTAAGGAGTGCGCCCGGATCGAGGCAAAGGGTGGCAGTGATGCAGAAATCGCCAGTGTCGAAACCCTGTTTATAAACTGCCTCGATGACCCGCAGCAAAGAGAGTTGTTGCAAGATTGGTATGTGTTTAAAAGCCTACTTGAGACCAAAATCGCAGAAACGCTGACGGGAGGGGCGACCTCAAATTTTCCGAAAGCCTCAAATATTGGAGGCGAGGAAAAGGCGAGTTAAGTTGTGAAACGCCAGGACATTTGCTCGACCTCATCGACTTTTATTACTACTGTTACCCTAGCCGTGAACCCGATCTCGAATGTCCTGATTTATTCGCTCGCTCGCTGATGAACGGTCTATTCTGGCAGGAAGCCAAGAGCATGACGGATGAGGATCTAAGCAGATATGTTGATGAGTTTAATCAGCGTATTAAGTCAGAATCGCAACCCTAATCTGTTTTATACCGGTACCGAATCGCCTATGACGATAAATAACCCATGTTCGGTGCCGGATCCATACTATTCAACCTAGGACTCAAAAACGATACCAAGAAGGTATTTGACCAAGTCACTCGTGACGCGGACAAGCTAAAAAGCAAGCTAGACGGACTTAAGATCGATGCTAACGGTCGGATGCGGGATGCGCGAGGTCGCTTTGTTGGTAGTGGTGGAGGTGGTGGCTTGCTTGGCGGTGCCAAGGGCTTTCTTGGGCTAGGTGCTGGCGGTGGCTTGATGGCTGGCTTGACCGGGCTAAATCCAATGGTGGCAGCCGCAGTGGGTGCATTCAAGGTCATCGGCGGTGCTGTGATGGACTTCTCTAACAAGATCGAGTCGGTCACCGAAAAGTGGGAGAAGTATCGCACGGTGATGAATACGGCGCTTGGCGATTCAAAGCTTGGCGGAATGGCAGTCGATGCCAACATGCGAAAGGCGAGTGAGCTGCCCGTGTCCGCTGATGAGCAGATGCAAGCCTATATCAAGTTAAATGGGGCTGGAGTGCGTACGGATGACAAGACGTTCAATGCGCTTGCCGACATGGCAGGCAGCCAGGGCAAAGGGTATTTGCAGGCAGTTGAGGCATTGCTTGACGCTCGCAATGGCGAATACGAGCGACTGAAGGAAGCGTTCAACATGAAGGCAACTACCAAGGGCGACATGGTATCATTCAGGATGGGCGGCAAGACTATGACCGCCACCAAGGGTGATGAGAATGCTATCACTCAAGCGATCCTTTCATTCGGGCAGAATAAAGGTATCAAGGGCATGAGCGCCAATATGATGCAGACCCTCGAGGGTGTGAAATCGAATGCCGGTGATCAAGAGGAAATGACGTTCAAGAAGCTTGGTGAATCCGGCTTTAATAACCTTTTTAAGTCATGGTATACCCTCAAGGGTGAGGTATTCGGCGGCATCAATACCGCACTTGACATGCTCACCACCAATGGCGGCAAACTCAAGGCAGTATTCGAGCCGATCACCAATGTTTTTATGTCCATTTGGAACGGGGTGAAAGGGATTTTTGATCAATTCAAAGGTGGCAGTGGTGCGATGTCCTTCTTTGATGGGGTGATGACCAACATCAAAGATGTCTTACAAGAGATGAAGCCATCACTCGATCAACTTACCGCTGGTATCAAGGTTTTCTTTGGGTATTTAAAGTCTGCATTTAAGGTTACATGGGCTGTATTCGGTGGCATCGCCACGGTCTTGTTTCCGATCATCAAGCGGGTGTTTACTCTTGTATTCTCAATGGTTACAAATACACTTGGCTCGCTACTCAAGGTATTTGGAGGTCTTGGTAAGGCACTCGTGGGTCTGGTGACATTTGACCCTAAAGCGGTGCGCCAGGGCGTAAGCGATGCATGGTCTGGTATCAAGGGTGGCATCACTGGCACACTTGGCAATTGGGCTAATTTCTTTACCACGGATTACAAGCAAGGTTACAAGTCTGATAAGGCAGCGGAGAATAAATCTACCTTAACTGATCTTGCCAATATGCTCGACAAGAAGAACGGCAAGTCAAGCGGCAAAGACAAGGATGGCAAGAACCTCTCCACCACCGGTACGACCCTACACGGTCAAAGACCAACTAACATAACGATTGCGATTAGATCACTTATTGAATCGCAATCGATAGTGGTGTCGAGTGCTCGTGAGGGTGGGCAGCGTACTGGTAACACAGTTGTCGATGAGCTACTCAAGGTGATCTATAACTCAAGTCGTATGGGAGGCGCAAGCGCACAGTAATGCACCACTCGATGAGGTGATAAATACCTCATGGGCGAGTTCAATCCTTCACAAGCGCAAAAGCTACCAAGCAACACAGAAAGCCAATTAAACCGCCAAGGTGAGAACATCAAGGCGATACCTGACACAAGCTTTAATACGATCAAGGGAACGGGCGAGAAGGCGATAAACCTGGTCATTAACCAAGCGGTGCCAGCCGCCACGGCTCGTTTGCAGGGCTTGGCATTAGACGCGAGTGGTTTTCTAAATCGCCAGCCACCCAAAACGATCACGATCAATTTCTCACCCGATCCTGATCTAGCTGGTAATACCAGTGGATTCGCCAAAGGTATCGCCAGCCCGATCAACAAGCAAGCATCGATCAATATCTCACCGGGCATATATCACTATGTTAAGTTTAATGCGATCACCTATAAGGATGCGACCGGCAACACTATAAACGTGCCGGAAATGGTGCTCGCCAATGCCATCGTGACGGTCGCTAACCAAAAGCACATGACCGCCACCACACCAGTCATGGGTCAAGATGATGTTTTTGAGATAAGTGCCCGTGGTAGTTATGCTATTTCGCTTGACTTTCAGTTGTGCAATTACAATAAGCCGGTCGATGAAGAACTATATTACTTGACTAAGCTTTACGAGTCGAACGCTGCTAAGGTGGTCGAGTGTCGAACGCTTAATAAAATGGGCATCCAATACTTTGTGATGAGTGACATCGACATATCTCAAGAGGAAGGTAAGCCGTACTCATATCGTTGCTCGCTTAGAGGATATTCTGACACCAAATTGGATGTGATCGGCATATTCAGTGTGTAGGCATACACCCTATGTTCAGTAATTTGAACTAAGTTTGATGGTGATAAATACCTCATGGTACTTGAGGTCGTATTACACGTTTTTATTTCTGACAAGGATGGCAAGAATACCAAAGAGTTTCCGGCATCATCTTTTGTGACTCGTGACACCTGGACCGTTACCGCCAACACCGCCACCATAACGCTGCCAAGAAAGTTGATGGTGAACGTGGCTGCAAAAGGTGTTCAGTTAAGAGACACCCACAACCTAATCAAGCAAGGTCAACGGGTGCGTGTTGATGCCGGGTACAATGTAAGTCAGGTCAATGGCGCTGGCGCAGTCGTAACCAAATCGACGGTCGAGACGGTGTTCACTGGTTACGTTGCAAAGCTCAACCTTGGCAGTGAGCTGGCACTCGAGTGTATGGATGAGTCGTACGGTCTTACCCGGTTTACCTTCTCGATGTCAGAACGCTCGATCACCTTAAGTCAACTCATGTCAGCACTCAAGAAGAAAGCCGGTGATAACTGGTTGTACAAGGATGTCAAGATTCGTGGCGACCGCTCGCTTGGCAAGCTATTGATTGACCCGATGCGAGCTGATGTGTTATTGGATGAGCTGCGAAAGAAGTGGTACGTTGACTCGTGGGTGCGCGATGGCGTGTTGCATATCGGTGAGGCATACGACACGACCGCCAGTATCACCAAGCCCGTTGATCTAAGCCGTCATGCCACCAACATAGACTCGCTTCAATGGATCGATGAGCCCGTGCCGATGCGCGTGAAAGCCGTTGGGATGGTCAAGGGTAAAGCCAAGTATCGATACACCGTGGGTGATCCTGACGGGCACCAAGTGACACTCGTAAGGCACTTCAGCGGTGCTAATGCCAAGGCTGAATTTGACCAGCTCAAGGGCGCTGCCAATGCCATTGCCACAAGTAGCGACCCGCCAGGATACCAAGGTGAGGTCGAGATCTTCGGTTATCCTCGATTTCGGCACTCTTACGTGGCAGACCTCACCAACCCTTCCAACACCGCCAGGAACGGCAATTATATAGTCAAAGAAGTAGTGCTTGAGGTAGGGGAGACCATTCGACAACGCCTTACCCTTGATGGTCGGCGATAAATAAGGCATGGAAAAACACGATGAACTCACCCGGTGGTTTGCCGATTTGCAGCGAGCTGCCAACCGCAAGATTTATGTTGAGGGTGAAGTCGTGTCCGTTGATGAGGCTGCCAACACCATCGATGTGCAGCCCTTTGATGACGAACAAGCCAAGATCCTCGATGCAAAGCTATCAACCACGGCAACCGGGTTTGTGATAGTCCCAAAGATTGGCTCGACTGCCACCGTGGCAAGCGAAGGTGGTGGCGAGTATCACCTTGCACAAGCCGGTGAGATTGATAAGGTGATCATGGTCAACGAGGCTTTCAAGGTTGTGATGGATCTTGAATCTATTTCGATGCAAGACACGACCGGTACGACATCAATCAAGCTCGACACGAGCGGGGTCACCATCAACAACGGCACCCTTGAGGGGGTGCCTATCAGTGCTAACGTGGCTGTCAAGCTAGCGACCATCGAAACCTTTCTGAATGTATTGCAGGCGCAGTATGCTAACCTATTAACACAACTATCAACCATCTATCTGCCACCGTTGTCGGCAACGGTGGCGAGCTTAGTGTTGCCGCCAGTTCCCTTCACACCAACAACACCGGTTGAGATAGCCAATCCTCGCCTAAAACAAGGATAAACACACCCTAAGCAAGTGAAACGATGCTTCCCTATGTTCAGTAATTTTTTGAACTTAACCTCATATTGATAAATACCTCATGGAAATCCTTCTTGATGGTACACTCACCGATGACATTGATGCTATAAACAATCAGTATTATAATCTGATTGTGTTCACCGCACCCGGTCAATGTATGGAAGATCCATTCTTTGGTGCTGACATGTATCGCTATCTATCAAGCAAGGATACGACTCTTCTTGGCATCGAAACCCATTTACGCGAGTGCTTTGCCAGTGCCGGTTATCAGCTCGTTAAAGCCTCGTATACAGATGGAAAGCTTGACTTAATGATACATGCCTGATGGATAAATAAACCATGCTGGCGCTCATTATAAGGCTTTTTGGAGGGATTATCGATCTAGTTAAGGAGAATGCACACGAGGCGAAAAAGAATGTGGTCAACGTGATTCTCGTAGCGACAATTTGGTTTGCAATTGATGCCATCCGTAACCCAATCGTTAGTGAGGTAGGGGAGTATCGAGTCTTGCCAGCCACCACCAAGCAACTTGTGACTGATGTGCAAGAGATAAAGACCAAACAAGAAGAAACCAACCAAAAACTCGATGAGATACAAAAGGCAATACGAGCGAGTGAGATCGACCAAGCGGGTTGGGTGGCTTGGCGGGATGATGTCAACCGGCAGCTCTACTTCCTCAACTTATCCGCACAAAGGAAAGTCAGTCAAACAAGCGAGCCCGATGCAACCCTCGTTGCCAAAAATAACAAACAAGATGCACAAATTCGATTTTAACAGGTTTAACACGGTTGAGCTTTTTCAATCACCGTCAGGTAAGACAAGTGCCAGCGCAACGGTTGGTATTCTATTTTCCGTTGTCGCCACCCTGGCGTTCATGTTGGGGGGAGTTGAGTTGTATCTCTTGAGCACTACACACTTACTTCAGTACGCAACGGTGCTCGCCAGCCTAGGGGCTGGCATGCTAGGTTTAAGAAAGGTTGTGAATGGCAGCACTTCCATTGACCTTGAAAACGAGACAAGTAAAGAGGATGAACTAGGTCAAGGTTGATTTAAGAATCAAGCACCCTAATATCACTTTCACTCCCTATGTTCAGTAAATTAAAGAATAGCCAAAAGCTAAGCACTGGCATGAATGCCCTATGTTCAGTAATTTGGACAAGGCACCCTCAAGGATAAATAAGGCATGTACGTGTGCCTCTCCGACCAGACTCTTTTTGATATCGCCCTCGAGCGCTATTGTGATGTCAGTCTTGCCGGTTGGATCGCTAGCGACAACGGGTTGCCGGTTGACTTCATCGCCAGGGGTGGCGAGATTCTCAACCTTGATTATGTCATGGGTGGTGATGAGGTCCGTGCCGCTCGCCTTCAATTTGAGGTCTTGACTCACCGGGTATCGACCGGTCAACTACCCGATTATGTGCCTAACCCGATACCCGATTTGTGGGTGGTAGGCGAGAGTGTGATGGGCTCCTCGACCCTCGTTGGTGATGACATGATATCGGTTGGCGGCTCGCTTGAGTAGGGTGGCGATAAATAATCCATGAGTTACTCACCATCCCAGGCATACAACGACATGGTCACCCAGGCACAAGCCGATGCAGCACTTGCACCGGTCTATGCTAGCAAGACCGGCAACATCCTAAACATGTTGATGTACCGCCTTTCGTTTGGTGTGTTTGGAACGATGGTGAGTGACCTTGATGGTCGCATGGCAAGCAACATGCGGTACGTGCAGAACATTAAACCTCACCTTGCCGGATGGATCCGCGAGCAAATTCTCAACTGGCGGTGGGATTCCGTAGGCAATGCCTCATATCCCTTTGCCCTGGTCGATGGCTTGATCGTATGGCAGGGTGGTGACAACGATGCCAACGCCAAGATCGTGACCGCTTGTGCGCTTCAGGAAAGTGACGGGTATTGCACTGTGTTGGTTGCGAAGGGTCAACCCGGCTCGCTTGCACCCTTGTCATCGCCTCAAGTGGCAGCCCTTCAATCTTATATAGATGCATGGGTGCGCATCCTTGGCAGTGTACTGGTGGTGGCATCATATCCGCCCGATGCGCTTAAGGTTGGCGGTACTATCCGTGTCAATGCCAGCCTTGGTATAGACAACATACCTGCACAGATTGTGGCAGCGCTTGCGAACTACATAACGACTCAACTTGAGTTTAACGGTGAGGTTAGTCGTACCAAGATTGTTGATGTCATTCAGTCGGTGCCGGGTGTGCTTGATGTTGACGGTAAAGGCTTGGTGTTGCAGTATCGACCCGATGGCGCAACGGATTGGATCAACATCAACTATACCGAACTACTCACTGCGGGTTATGGTGTGTTGACTTCAGCCGCCAGCGACTTCACGCTCGAGCTTCGATAAATACATCATGGCTTTTGTAGAAAACTGGCGGCGCTTTGCCGCCATCCTAACGCCCGTGAGAATGCGTGTCGAGTGGCTCATCGCCATACTCGACGTTTTATCTCGACCCTTGCAAGCATGGGTCAATGAAAAATGGGATGTGTATGTGCGCAACGAGAAGGTAGCTCGTGAGGCGAGCGGGTACAAGCTATATGTCGAGAAGCTATTGAATGATAAGTTCAACCCTGGCGGTGTGCCGCCCATTTGGATCGAGCACAATAACAACCTAGTTCGTACCAAGAAAATAAGGTATCGCAGCGAAGCCAAGGCACCTGTTTATGCTCGTTATTATAGTGAAGGCGGTCGACCTAATTTTTGGATTCGGTTTAGACGTGAGCGCAAGAAGTTTGTTCACTTCACGGTACATGTGCCGGATACGATTAGCGCAACTGACGCAGAAATAAGAGCCATTGTTGACAGGTATCGAGTGCCGGGCTCGATTTACGGCATTGTCCGTGGGTCAGTTATCTCGACCTATCCGCCAGTCGTAGTTGATGCGTCGGTGAGTGGTGGTGAGTCGAGCATGTAAGTCAATGATAAATACACTATGCGCTCACTTTTGCTTTGGACAGGCGGACACGATTTTAGCTGTGATGATTTAATGTATGCACAGACCGGACTGCGCGAAGTGCTTTTCGGTCTGCACGAAAGATATTCGGGTGTTGATCCTATTGCCGTCATGGGTTGTGGGTACACCGACACGGGCTCATCGACAACCATCTCGCCAGGCTATATATGGTGGAAGTTGCCAACCGAATCTTCCCCGCGTCTGTTTCGCTTTCCGGGCTACACCCTGGCGGTGGTTGGTGAGTCCAACTTGACCCTCAGGTATAACCGAAACGAGTCAGGTGTTGTCATTATGCAGGATGCTGCGGCTGGCGCGAAGCCTACGCAGATTTATGAGTACTTCAGTTTAATCGCTAACTCGAGTGTTGTGAGTGGTGACGTTACATTTCCCGCAACTGCACTTAAGTATGGTGGTGAGCGTGTTGGATCCATCAAGGCGATGGTGCTCACGAATGGCGATTTGAACGATGCCAGCAAATTCACCACGACCGGATTGGGGCGTGGTGAGTTCAGTGGTTGGGCTAAGATGAATGGTGAGAATGGCACCATCGATATGCGTGGCAAGACCATCGTGGGACAAGGGACCGCCACGACCGGCACTGTGTTCGCCAACCAGTCTAGCGGTGGCGAGGAAGAGCATCAACTCACTGGCGAGGAATTGCCTGCACATCCACATGGCATCCTTCAGCTTGTCACGCCCTCGCCGAACAGCGCACGCAGGTTTGCCTTTAATGACACCGACGCTAATAACTACGGCATCAACTTTAGTGGACTGACTAACATCTACGGCGCTAACGAGGCACACAATAATATGCAGCCATATGTTGCGCTCGTGTATTTGCAAAAGGTTAGGTAACGATGTGGGATCGCTTAAGGCGATAAATACCACATGTCCATCGCATCAAAAGCAAGCCTCAAAAGTCGTTGGGAGAATGGCGACATAGTAACGCAATCAGACACATTTGATCTAATCGACACCCTTCTTGGGCAAGGCGAAGATGTCATTGGTGCATTTAGCCAAGCACGTAAGTATGCTCAAGGTGATGCGTGTGTGTATCAAGACAAGTGGTATCTCGCCAACACAGTTATCAACCCTGGTTCTTCATTCGACGTGTCACAATGGACCGTGGTTGGTGCCAATACATTTGGGTTGCCGAACTACAACCCGGCACAAACATATGCGACCGGGCAACGTGTAGTGCATTTGACTCGAATATGGGAAGCAAACGCGTCGGTGGATATTGGTAATGCGCCAACGGAAGGCTCATCGTTATGGACAGAAATCAGTGCCAGCAATCGAGCTGCCTTGAGGTATTATACCCCCGGTTTATTCTTTGGCGGCGACACGGTTGTTGTAAACGCTTTTGGTGAAGATGGTGACCCCAAACGTTACGAGATATGGATGGCTCAAGGCGATCCGGGGCAAGTTGTTGATGCCACGGGTGATGATGCCATTGACCCTGGCAAGTGGGTCAAGCTCACTTCGCTCATACCTGTTAAGCGAGCTGATGGATCAATCTATGTGTTGAACGAGCTAACCCCTGGTGGCTTGCTCACCATCAACGAATCGACCGGTGAGGCATACGTTCCGCCGTATCAAAACACGGTAACACGGTCGGAACTCACCACACTCATCGGGGCTGAAGGACTTGAGCCGGGTCAATCTTATGCCATCAGTGATGCCCTGGCGGGTGAGATGATTGTTGCGCAAGCCTACTCACCCACACTACTTAAGTCACTCGCTTACCGGGTCGATACGGGTCTTGCCGGATACTATAATGCCACCACCAACACTTGGTCGGACATTGCCACCGATACGGTTATACCCGTTCTACGCCGTCAGTTACCACAACTTAACCCGCAATCAGATACCCCATTTTTAGACCCGCCCGATAACACGGTGCCGGATCCAACCTACATTACCCCAGGTACCCCAATAGCTGATAAGGAATGGCAGTTGTACGAGCTGATTGATTACTACGACCCTGATTTTAACGCTGACAATTACGGTGATGTAGGCGGCTTTCCGCGAATCGTTGTGCAGCAACTACCCGCCAACATACACGATGACAATGTCTTTGATGAGGATTGTAACGTGACGGGAACCGTGTCAGTTACTCGTTGGGCTGATGTGCTACCTGCCTACATGAGAGGTGCGTTGTTTGATGGGGATGAGAGACCTTCGGGGTGGTATTCTGTTAGTGATAATCGTTACAAATCCCTTGATTATAAGATTGGTGAGTCTATAACTCCTGTCTATGGCTATGTAGACAGTTTAGTAAACCAGCCTCGTGATAGATGGGTACAGCAACTGAGGGACAATCAGATAGTCAAGTTGTCATATCTGAGTCCCCAACCCGATAACACCATTTTTTCAGATGCTATATATATTGCAGCGGGTACGAGCTACAATGACCGTTTTTGGCGAGTACAAGGAGTTTTAAAAAACTATGGACCTGCAACTGCATCATTTGTTTCGGCAAGTTCTGTGTATAATGCTAGCAATGGATTATATCAGTATGGAACGAGTGAGAGTGCTGTCCTTATCCCTACTAACCAATTCGTTGAGTTTGACGTGATGCCATCTTTATTGCGCTATCGTATTGGTACTAATGAATGGACGAATAAAGAAGGAAGTGAGAGCCTTACACCAACCCAGACCGCCACTGATAGTGTATTCACGCAACTAGTATTCTTTCTGAATCAGACAGTGAACTCAGCGACTTACTCAAATATTAAGTATTTACACATGTCTAAGACATACATGGGGTATGCGCCAAGAAACTACACCGGTGCGAGTTAGTGAAGAGCCCTCTTTGTGAGGGCTCTTTTATGGGGTTATAGGCTGGCATTGATAAATAAATTATGCCGCTCACCCAAATCCCATCATCCCTTCTCAACATCTGGCGCACTCGTTGCGCCAACGGACCATATAAAAACACGGGTGATGCTTTCACATTTAGTGCGGATGAATATCAACGATCATGGACTCGAGCGCAAGCATTTATTAAGTCTCCCATTGTATGGGGGAACGATAATAATGTAAATCAGACTCTATGGCTTGGGTATAGCGGGACCGTCGTCGATCCGAACAACACCACGGCTCAATACCCGCTTCGACCGTTCATCAGCGCCCTCGATACTGCCACCCACTATGCCATTAACCCGGTCTCCAATGCCTCATTCGCTTTGGCGGTAAAGCAAGCCTTGCTTGCGCAAGTCAGGTATCAAGGTCAAGCCGGGTATGTAGGTGCCAGGGTAGGGGATTGGGCACCGGTATTGACCGGCAACGCCAATGTGCGCCCGTATGCCGAATCTGGCACCATCGAGTCGGCTTGGATCGAGCGAATGGCGATGTGCTACATGTACACACGACCGGTGTACACGGCTAGTGAGCGGGTTGAGATTGAGACTTATCTGAAGGGTTGGGCGAGCTACTTCATGGCTCAACTGGACCGCCAGCTCGCCACCTACACGCCGAATAGACTCGCCACGACGGGTGACCCGTACGCCGGGCGCAAGAGCTACATGAGCGACACCGGTGAGTTGTACCTGGTTAGTCAAGGGCGAGATCCTATCTACCCGGCACCTCAATATGATCGCCACACCATGTTTTACCCTGGCGAGACTCGCATCCCTTTGTGGCTCGAGCCGGATGGAAGCGTTGGTGCATATCAGCCTTATTCAGCAACATTTTACTCGAATAGGGCGGCTACCAAGGTGGGTATGGCGCTTTGTGTCAGTGCGGTCACGGATGATGCAACGATCAAGCGATCTGCCATTGCATGGGTGCGTGATTGGCTTGCATATGCCGTATTCCCCAACGGTATGATGGGCGAGAATGAGCGGAATGGTGATTATGCCAACTACACGAACGGGGTGCGGAATGCCGGTTGCTTAGGATTTGAGAATCGTGGTGCCTCACATTACAGTGCTGATATCCTCGAGCCGCTTATGCGTGGTGCATTTTATCTGGCATGTGCTGGTGATTATTCGTTGCGGGATCTCACCGTCACCTTTGGTGTGCATGGTACTCAATGCACTGGCGATGATGCCCCTAAATCACTTTGGTCGGTTGCCACCATGTACGGCAAGTTAGCCACCAACCAAATCGATAAGTATTACGCTTACGTTTCACCTGCCACCCGCTTGAGCCTCGTTACCAAGTCAACATGCACTCGGTTTAGCGACAAGTATCAGACGTATTACGCATCCATTTGTGGGATCGCCTCACTTTTATACGATGACGCATGGCTAGCTAGCGTGGCTAACAAGACGGCACCCGGCATGGATCCTTACCCATCGGGTGGTTACACCACGGTCGGTAGCATCAGTATGTTTCGCAACGGTAATAATGCTTGTCTGTCTATGATGTCGCTTCAGTATGCTGGCATCACCGGGCTCAACTTATTCAGCCAGTTAGGCACTACGGTTACGGGGGAAGGGGTCACACTCACAACCGCCAAGTCACATGTGCTTGTCGCCAACACAACGGAGCCTTGTTTTTGGACGCAAACCGATGGTCCAAAGGTTTACACCTCGAGCCCAAACAAAAACTCGCTCGTGATCAATCCGCTGAACTTCTTTGCCAATCTTGATCCTGGCGCGTACAAGTTCAGCCTCAAGATCGGAAATCAAGCAAAGGTTGTCACATTCACGGTTGCGTAATTTAATATATAGAGGGTGTACAATTACCGTACGCCCTTTACCATGAGACCCAAAGCCCACTATTTTGACAAGGATGAATTTCGACTTGAACTTGCGAAAAGCCACGAAGTGAATCAACTAACTGAACGAGCAATGATGATGATACATACATTGGCTCAACATCGGATTCGTTCAAAGATTTACCTTAATGTCGACGCAACGGATCGTTATGATATAATGATGGGTGCTATCTATGTGATGTACAAGTATTGGCGCTCCTTTAAATTAGATCGGGTTGATGACAACGGCAGACCCTTGAGCCCCCTAGCATACTTTACGCAGATTTTTAACAACGGCGCACGTAAGGCTTACAACGAGCTGCGAAAGAAAAAGGACGGCTATGATGTGAAGTTTCTTTCGATGAACTTTTTGGGTAGGGATAGTGATGAGGATTGGAACATATAGTGATTTGGCATTTCACCCAACATCATCAACGTCAAACTGATCGGGTGCCACTCGTATGTAATCCATTGTGATACCTGAATCTTCATTACGCTCAATATGAATCCCATCGGCATCATCCTCGTAAGCGAAGGCAAGGGCAAACCCCTGGTCGTATGCAGCATCGGCGAAGGACTCAAAAGACTCTCGGTCAAAGCGTGGGGTGATCGTATAGGTTGGCTTACCCGTGAATTGAATCTCGATTTGATCGCTAGTTGGATCGACGGCAAAAACAACTCTACCCTTACGCTCGCCTAGTATCTGATTTAAAATTTGGTAAAACCCGTATGGTACTTGCTCGCCAGCATTAAATACCATCAGCATCGTTGGCATGCTCAAGTGGCTATCTATTGTAAAGAATACAGACTCGCAGTCATCCAGTACAAACTGGATGGCATCTATGTGTTTGACCCTAGGCTTCATGGTGTCAAGATAGCGAACCACCAACGTAACGGTTGGAATCGGGATGAAACTCGCTCACACGCCAATTGTCGAGCCCCTGGCAAACATTAAACGAAAGAGCCTCACCGGGTGGGTGAGGCTCTTGATCACTTGGCGACTCGCATAAAGTTCGTCTTCTTTTCTTCGTCCGACCGCCGGATGTACTTCTTGAAAGCCTGGAAGGTTCGGTGATTTGAGAGTTCCATCACGGCGGTAGGATCTTTCAGTGTTTGCAACCCCCACGTGATGAACGTACGTCGTGCATGGTGGCTGCCAAGCGCCTCATATACTGGCAATCTTTTCTGAACCGACTTGCCATCTATGTAATCCGTTACCTCAACAATCCGGTCGAGACCGGCAGCCCTGGCGGCACGTCGTACGTACTTGATGAACATACTTGTCGAGTTGTGGATCTTTGGCATGCCGCCGTGGCGCTCAAGGATCTCACGCATCCGGTCGGTGATATAAGTCTGGTGCAGTTGGTTGTTCTTTTGCTCACGACCAAGAGTGATTGTCTGATTATCAAGATCTATCATCGTGCTTGTGATGCGGCGCATGTCGCTGATCCGCAACCCACACGAGCACTGAAACACGAAAGCGTCACGGGTAGCCTTAAGTGCCTCATCCATTTCAGCTTCATAAAGTCGATCAACCTCATCGGTGGTAAGCGCGAAGCCTTCTAACTCAACTGCCTTTGGTCGTTCCCAATTTTTGTGGTGATCACTCGTGATCATGCCGGTCTTGCTGCCAAAATTGAACACTGATCGCATGAGGGTAAAGTAATGTATCTGTGTGTTAGGCTTGATGTGTTGGCTCATCCACGTCCTCACGAGCTTCGCCCATACCTCAGCGCTGAACTCGTTTACATTAAGATCAGCGTAACCTAGTTCCTCGAGATCGCTGCCAACACGCCAACACACATAGTTATATGCTTGGCGGCTGCCTTTGGCAAGAGTTGGCTTGTGCTCGAGAAAATGGGCAAAGAGTTGGTTTATACTCGAGGTCGAGGTCGATGCCGTTGAATCCGTTGGATCTGCCCACAAGGCATCTCGCAGCTCTTCACGGCTGATGTGGCGGTTGTGCTTGGTGTAATAGTCATCAACGATGTCTTGTGCCATCGTGAGGATTGATGCTAGTTGTTGGTTAAGCGCCTTCGCTGCCAAGCGATCACCAGTCGCCTCGACCGTACGGGTTGTCTTGTTCCATTTGTCCGTCTGTACCGACACCCCGGTGGATACGACCATCGGTTTTCGCTCAAGCACATAGCCGATTTGTACTGTGGCTTGTTGCTGGTTCAACGACCGTGAGGGTATAGTAAGGTAAAGGGTAGGTGTAGCTTTCATGGCGTACGGATAGTATTCGCTGTTTTCTCTTTGCTTGTACAAATGTAATAACAGTTAGTTTATTCGCCAAATCGACAAAAGGTGTACAAGCAAGCCCTTTTTGATCTTACATGGATTGAACTAATCTAAGATTTTCGGCTTGCTGGCGATGTAGTAGCTGCATTAAAAAGGGTTCATACGCGCTGCAAACCCACTTTTGTCAGAATAGCCCCTTGTCAGCCCAAAAGATTATACTAGGGTTTAGTTAGTTTTTTCATGTGCGGCAAAGCGAGGCGTTTCTGACGCCTCGCTTTGTTTTTATACGGTTGGTATAAAAACAAACGCCCGAACCTGAGGGCTCGGGCGTGTAGCAGGGGTGGCTTTACGATCAGACCACCAGATTCACCATGCGCTTGGGCACGACGATCACCTTTTTCGGGCTGGCCCCGGCGAGGTATTTCTGCACGTCGGCATCGGCCAGCACGGCTTCTTCTACCTGCTGGTTGGTGAAGTCGGCGGGCAGGTCGAGCTTGACGCGGGTCTTACCGTTGAAGCTGACGGGGTACTGCACCGTGTCTGCCACCAGGTATTGGGCGATGACCTCCGGGTAGGGCTGGAGGTGCACCGAGATCTCATGCCCAAGTCCATGCCAAAGCTCCTCGGCGATGTGGGGCGCCATGGGTGCCAGGGCGATCACCAGCGGCTCCAGAATGGAGCGCTTGTGGCATTTGAGATCGGTCAGCTCGTTGCAGGCGATCATGAACGTGGAGACGATCGTGTTGAAGCTGAGCTTCTCGATATCGTCGGCCACTTTCTGCAGGGTCTTGTGGAGCACGCGCAGTTCGGCGTCCGTAGCCTCGGCATCGGTTACCATATACTGACCTTTTTCCGCCACGAACAGCCGGTAGAACCGGCGGAGGAACTTGGCTACGCCCTCAATGCCCGAGGTATTCCAGGGCTTGGACTGCTCCAAGGGGCCAAGGAACATCTCATAGAGCCGCAGTGTGTCCGCGCCGTATTTGGATACGATATCGTCGGGGTTGACGACATTGTATTTCGACTTGGACATTTTTTCGACTTCGCGTTTGACATAAAATTCTTCCCCAGCTTCTTGAGAATGAATGTTGTTTTCATAATCCTTGAAAGATGTATAATGCCCATCAATCCAAAATCCATTGTTAGTTATGTATAAATTTTTATCTCCGGAAAATTTGTCATAAGCAATTTGTCCTTTAGGTCCTAACACATTAATACCTTCTTCAAGATATTCAATAGGTATGTGAATTCTTGAAAAATTATCTCCCAAATCATAAATGGGTTCTATCAATTCAATAGTATGATATCCCTTTTCTGTGAAGCAGATTCTAGTAGGAGTGCTTACATCAATGGTAATGGGTGTACCAATAGATCTGTCCAAACTACTGCTGTTATATTTAAGTTTAATCTGGTTATCAAAAGGTTGAGGACATTTTTTTACGAACGCACTCACTCCCTGAATCATCCCCTGATTCACCAGCTTCTTGAACGGCTCTTCGTTTTTGACGAGACCTAGATCTTTGAGGAATTTGTTCCAGAAGCGGGCGTAGAGGAGGTGGCCGGTAGCGTGCTCGCTGCCGCCGAGGTAGAGGTCTACCTGACCCCAGTAGTCAAGGGCTTCCTGCGAGGCGAGGCCGTTCTCGTTCTTGGGATCCATGTAGCGGAGGAAATACCAGCTGCTGCCGGCCCAGCCGGGCATGGTGGTCGTCTCCAGCGGGTGGCCCATGTAATGCCAGTCTTTGGCGCGGGCCAGGGGTGGCTCGCCTTCGGCCGTGGGGAGGAATTTGTCTACCTCCGGCAGGCGCAGGGGCAGCACCTCATCCGGCAGGGTCTTGGGAATGCCGTTCTCGTAGTAGACCGGGATCGGCTCACCCCAGTAGCGCTGGCGGCCGAAGACGGCGTCGCGGATGCGGTACTGCGTGCGGCGCTTGCCTAAGCCCCGCGCCTCCAGGATGGCGATGGCCGATTCGATGGCCTGTGGCACGGTCTGCCCGTTCCACTCGGGTGAGTTGATGAGCGTACCAGCCTTGGGGTCGAAGTCCGCCGCCGTGATATCGGTCTGCGGCCCTTCCTGCACGGGGATGATCTCCAGCCCGAAATGCGAGGCAAAAGCATAGTCGCGCGTGTCGGAGCTGGGCACGGCCATCACGGCACCGGTACCATAACCCGCCAGCACATAGTCGGCAATCCAGACCGCTACCGGGTTGCCGGAGAGGGGGTGTGCGGCATAGCTGCCGGTAAATGCCCCGGAAACGCGCTTCACGTCGGCCTTGCGGTCGAGTTCGGAGCGGCGGGCGGTAGCTTCCACATAGGCTTCCACCTCGGCGCGTTGGGCATCAGTGGTCAGCATCGGCACCAACGGGTGCTCCGGCGCCAGCACCATGAAGGTGACCCCATACAGGGTATCGGGGCGGGTAGTGAAGACGGTGATCGGGGTCGTTGAAGCCCCCTCTTCTCCCCCCAGCCCCCTCTTCTCCCCCTTCTGGGGAGAAGAGGGGGAGGCATTGGAGGCACCAGGAATATGGACATGGAAATCGACCATCGCCCCCGTGCTGCGGCCGATCCAGTTGCGCTGCTGCTCTTTGATGGACTCCGACCAGTCGATGGTATCCAGCCCTTCCAGCAGACGGTCGGCATAGGCCGTGATGCGCAGCATGAACTGTCGCATGAGCTTCCGCTCCACGGGATAGCCGCCGCGCTCGGAAAAGCCGTCCTTCACTTCGTCGTTGGCGAGAACCGTGCCCAGGGCCGGGCACCAGTTCACATAGGCTTCGCTGGTAAAGGCGAGGCGGAACTGTTGCAGATAGGCCTCGCGTGCCTCTCCCGACAGTGCGCGGAAGGCCTCGGCGGTGATGGCGGGCGTCTCGTCATCGCAGGCCCAGCTCAGACCGGCACTGCCGTGCTGCTCCAGATGGGCTTCCAGCTCGGAGATGGGGCGGGCCTTCTGGGCGGCGTTGTCATACCCGTGGTGGAAGAGGCGGATAAAGATCCACTGCGTCCATTTGTAGTAGTCGGCCTCGGAGGTATTCACTTCCCGGCTCCAGTCGTAGCTCAGGCCGATCTGATCCAGCTGCTCCTTGTAGCGGGCTACGTTGTCGCGGGTGGTGTCGGCGGGGTGTCGGCCCGTCTGGATGGCATACTGCTCGGCCGGCAGCCCGAAGGCATCGAAGCCCATCGGGTGCAGCACATTGTACCCCTGGAGGCGCTTGTAGCGTGCGTAGATATCCGACGCGATGTAGCCTAGCGGGTGCCCTACGTGCAGGCCCGCACCGCTGGGGTATGGGAACATGTCCAGCACGTAGAACTTCGGCTTGGAAGAATCGGGGCCTTCCGTCTGGTAGGTCTTTTGTTCTTTCCAGATCTTTTGCCAGTGCTTTTCGAGATCCTGCGGAGCGTAGTCGGGCTTGAGCGTATGCATAGTCGGGTACAAAGGTAGAATATGCGGATGGGGGATGGTGCGGTTGTCCGGTGTCACAGGCAGAGATTGCCCGTGAACTCTGCGGCCCTCTCTTCGTTTCTTTACGGTACGAAATGAAAGCGCTTTCCCGCCTTATTCTGACGACGATGGTCTTCCTGGGCATCGTCCTGACAACGCAAGCCCAGGTCTCGGCCCCGGCACAGCCCGATTGTATGATCCGACTGTTGGGCAAGCCGCTCGGTTCCGACTCGGTGCGGCGGGCCCTGGCCGAGCTAGGCATCGCCTACAAGCCCGAGGCTGCCCATATGGCGACCATCTCCCTGCCGAAGGAAGGCGTGCTGCTGCGCACGAACGGACAGGTACTCATCGAGATACAGCTCTTCAACGACAGCATACCCTACCGGGGCGTGACCTACCGACGGTTCCGCGGCTATCTGCCGCTGGGGATGACCTTTGCCGACTCTGTGGGGGTAGAAGAGAACCTGCTCATGCGTCAGGAGGGCGTGGAGTACGACCAGACCGACGACGGCCTCAACTATGCCGACATCCTCACCATCTCCAACGGGGTGGGATATCATTTCCAGCAGGGCTTCCTGCCGGCGCAGACCTACTTCTCCTACAAGCGTATGTACCCCAACCTGCGCATGCACCGCACGTTGTACTACCGCTTCATCTACGAGCCCAAGCCGAAGGGCTACTATCTCGACCTCCCTCTGATCTGCGGCAGTTCGCTGGGGGGCAACTTCAAGACCGGGCTGCGGGCGTCGCGGATCGACAGCGCCTATTTCATCAATTTCTACGCGGGCTATCGGGGTATTGCCAACTCCGGTGCCGTCCGGAATGCCCTGAATGATGGCGGCTACCTCGGGCTGAACGTGATGTTTCCCTTCGGCAGCAAGTACGCGCCCCCCCTGTACAACGTCATCGGCTTCGACTATGCGGGCTACAGTTACCGCGACTCTACCAAGACCTACCGCGTATCCAGCAACAACAACAGCGCCCCTACCCATAACCAGTTCAGCCTGTACTACGGACTGGCCTATATGCCGTGGCGTACCCGCAAGCCGGGCATCGTGCCTGTGGCCCAGTTGGTAGGAGGTGCCCAGTTCGACTATTCCTCCGCCGTGCAGTGGTACAACAACACGCCGAACTGGAAGTCGGGCAGTGCCTCCTTCTACTACCAGCTCGGGGCCGGAGCCGGCTACCAGTTCAAAAGCGGCAATGTGCTGCAGCTGATGGTGCACTACCGCTCTACCCGATACATGCAGTTTCTCAAGTACTGGCAGTATCAGGACAATACCAGCTACTATGGCGACGAGGCCTACGACGCCGTCCGTCTGAAGACGGTAATGGTGGAAGCCACCCTGCGGCTGAACATCCAGTCGTACTAGGTTTGCGTAGGGAGCCTTCGGCGGCTATCTTTGCAGCCCTTACAGAGAGGTGTCCGAGTGGTTGAAGGAGCACGCCTGGAAAGTGTGTATACCCCTAAAGGGTATCGAGGGTTCGAATCCCTTCCTCTCTGCACATTGTTTTCAAAACCCGTTGATAATCAACGGGTTTTGTCATTATAGGGGTAAGGCAGGGGAACAATAGGGGAACACAGGCCCTGCTTCCTTCTGCCCGGGCCTGTGGCTGTGTACCTTTGGAATCCCTACTTCCGCCTTTAGCAGATCGTATGAGTACATTGGTCGTAATCCCCGACATACACCAGGACTGGGACTGGGCGGCTGCCATCATAGAGTCGTATGGGCCCGATCAGCGGTTTGTGTTCACGGGAGACTACTATGATTTCAGGCGTGCCCGCACCTATTCGCATGAGGAAGCCTGCGACAAGCTGCGCTACTGGATGAACCAGCTGGAGGATCGTGCCGTGTGGCTCATGGGTAACCACGATGCCCAGTATCATCCGCTGAACGAAGCGCTGGATTACAGGTTGTCATGCATGGGTTTTAACGGAGCCGCAGCTGAGTACCTGACCGCGAATACGGACTGGAGCCGTATCCGGCTTGCGCACGCCGAGCAGGGCTTCCTGTTCACCCATGCAGGGCTGGGCTATCTGCCGCCCTTGCATGGACTGCTGACTCCGGAGGCGCTGGCCGAGGCGCTGAACAGCGACTGGGCCGAGATGGACGCGCGCAATCCGTATCCCTATCTGATCCAGCCCGGGCAGCAATCGGGAGGTCGGGGTGAGGGCGGCCCCTTCTGGCACAGACCCGAAGAAGGCCCTCTGCTGCCCGTCAACCAGATGATGGGCCACACCGTACATGTGGCTCCGGCCATGCGCCCCTCGCCCCGCTACCCGCATGCCCAGCACTGGTATCTGGACTGCCTGCAGACGTACTGGGTC